TAAAAGCCACGATTTTCGCAGTGTCCCGGTCGAGAGTTGCGCAAAACTCATCCATCACCCACCATTGCTTGCCACTCTCGATCAACTTCGCAACTCGATAACGATACCGTTGCCCGTCTGAAAGCTGATTGTACGTACGCAGGAAGAGAAACGCATCATTAAGGCCCACACGACTCAGCAGCTCGAGGCCTTCTTCAACTGTTTTGCCAACTGTTTCAATCAGAGGCTGGTCAGGATCCACTTTCACAGTTGCCATGTTAACTGCTTCAGGTCCCAAGTCCTCGAGGAGAGCTCGCAAGAGAACGCTTTTGCCGCTCCCTGAACTGCCGGTGATGAGAACAATATCGTTAGGACTTATTTTCAGCTCAACATTATCATAGATGACAAATCTCCGTTCGTCATCAAGACCAAGGCCGAACGCCTCAGCAACCGCTATACTCCTCGGCGTGATCTTGGCAGCTGTCTCATACGAAATATTAAACGTGAAACGATTCTGGCTCCTGTCGTAGACCCTGCGAAGCTGGCGGATGCGGAAAAACTCTCGATGCCTTGTCATCGGGTTGAAATCACCGCAAGGAAAGGTTCAGGTTGCATTTCAACTGTGGCAAACAAGGCGAGAGCACAAGCCCAGAAGCAGTCATCATGTGTTCCGCTTGGGTGATTGAGGGCTATGGACCCATCTTTTCTCAACTCGAAGCGCTCAACATTAAGTTCACTAACCCACTCACCGGGATAAGGCTTCTGCCAAGTGAAATATGGATACCAAAACTGATTATTCGCCATGCGCTGCTTCAGAAGTGTCGCCATCTCCTGCTTCCGTGGTAAACTAAAGCGGACTCCCTCGCAGTTGTCTATGCCGCTGTTTGTCATGTCTTCAACAACATAATCCTGATTAGTTGAGTCGACACGGATTTTAGCAAAGCCGCCCCAACGATCCTGAAGGGTCTTGACATAACCGATCACAGAGGCGTAGCTAATTCCTAAATCAAAGATTTTCAGATGACGAAGGACATACTTACTTTCCTTGAGCTGCTCAATCACTACGAGGACACTATGATCTTGCACGCGACCCAAGTCTACCCCAGCGAATAATGTGGAGCCTTTCTGTACACTTTCCCAATCCCACAGCTCCAATTCTTCCCCAAGCGTCTTCTCCGTTGCGATGCACTTCGTGATCAGCGATTGCGGCAACCAAGCCGACTCGTCTTCTGACCACTCAGCCTCACATTCTCTTCTGAACCTCCAAGGATCATTTTCAAATTGTTTTCGTATGGCTTCCAGCGTTTTCTTATCTAAGGGTCCGTTTGGCTCCAATGCTTGCTGCCAAGCCACATGGCTTCTGGAGAAGTCGCTGAATTCTGGGTTGTGAAATATTTTATAGAAGACGGAATCAGTATTCCAAGGTGTGCTACTTACGAGAACCTTGCCTTTTGTGGTTGAAATTGTGAACAGTATGGCGGTCCAGAGGTCAATGTCGCCAGGAGTGAAGTTTGCTTCATCCCAGTATATAACTTGTAATGTGGGCCCACGGATGGTGTCAGGGTTGTTTGGGAAAGCTTCGATGATTGATTCATTGGAGAAATAGAGCACAGTTCGAGCTGGCTTTGGACATAGGTCCTTCGGAAGTTTGCGGAGAAAGAATCGTATGCGCCGAATAATCAATTTGCTTTGGCGCCAACCGGGAGCAACAATACCAATGTAAGAAGCTGGGCGCATCAATGCATAATTCAGGAGAAGAGCCGCAGCGATCCAAGACTTGCCGCTCTGTCTACACCAACGCATACCGACAAACTGATTTTCCACAAATCTTTTCGCCAAATCTTTCTGGTAGGCGGTAGGCTTGAAACCGACAACCTGCTCAAAAAACGTGATTGGATCAGAGCTGAGCCTCACTCGCTTCTGTTCAGCCTGAAGCCAAATCTCGCTTAACCGAGACTCCAAAATGCCTAAGGTATGCTCTCGGTTGTCAGGCCTGCATCTTCTGGGCCTTTTGAAGCTCAGCGATTTTCTCATCCATCTCCAAAATACGTTTTTCAATTTCGCTCCACCGCTCGAATTTCTCTAAAACTGAATCGTAGGTCTGAAGCGCAACGACCAAGATACGGAGACGCTGCAGCTCTACCTTGTCTTGGCCTGGCTCGCGTAATTTCGCTAGAACTCCAGCCAAAACCTTCAAGGCTTCCTCATGGGTTACCAAGCCTTCGAGAGGCACAGGTGTTGTTGTTACCCTTTTCCGCGGCGCTTCAACAACAACACGCAAGCCCATACGCTTCGATTTTTCTCTCACGGCTCCTTCAGGACGCTTAACCTTTTCCGACAAAACCTTTAGATCGCGAATGCCATTATCCCAAAGTCTGCGAAGAAGTTCTTCCTCTTCATGGTTCCAAAGTTTTCCCGGCATTTATTCTACACCTTCTGTCCTACAAAAATACCCATCACAGTTCCCGACAAGCCCGTTATCGCTGCGAATATCTCACTATTCCAGGAGCCTAGAAAAGCTAGGTGGGCAACTTCGAGAACTGATAGACAAGCAGTCATGCCAATCGCGAACTTCAGGCCTAAAACAAGCTTCTCATTAGGCTGCACAATAATAACTTCCGTTTTCCCGCGAGAACCCTTACGCTGAATAGTCTTCGTTAAAGCCCGTTTAACCCAGTCTGTCATGATGGTTCCTCAAATGCTCTTGGCGTGAACGTTTCGAAACGATCCTTCTACCCCGTAGCAGAAAACTGTTTAGAAGCTGCTGAGCCTCCTCAGGGCTTATGTATCCAACCTGAATGACCTTAATGCTAACACCCCAAACAAGCGGTATAGCAATATAATCAATGTCGAAAACACCATCCGCATATCTGAAGTGGTTCTGGCCCAAAATGATGTGCTTATCATTTTCACCCAGCAAACCTATGAAAATGCCGATACTATACACTGGAACATCTATTCCGCCATACCCGCTGCTCAAACTTTTGCCTATTGAAGCGTCATGCCAGTCGACACGGACCAGATCCCCCGGCCGCAAAGCCTTAATCTGTTGCGAAACCTGCTTATTCTTCATTATATCAACCTCGCAACCTTGTAACGGCTCAAATGGTCCGTCTTGCTACGGAGACCATACAAATAATCGGCGAGCATCGGAGGAACCTTGCCAAGCTCCAGTGTCACTTCAAGCGTCTGCATTTTAGCGTCTACATGGTACTCAACGCTTTCTATGCGGAAATCAGCATCTACGTTCTCGTTAGGCAGTGTGACGTGGATTTTGTCGGCTTGCTTGATGGGTGTGCTGCCGTAATCGATAACCGTACTCGTTACCGTCAGGTATTCAGCCGGGTCCTTCAAGTATGCCAGCAATGCTTCGGCTCTCAATAGGCACTCATTATCGCTGTAAAGCTCCTCGTCAACTTCCACGAGCTCACGTAAACCATAAGCGGATTGGCTTCCTGCATGCTCTGCGACTGCGGAGTAGCGGCAGTCACAGAAACGCAGATGATCTATGCGAATGTATGCTATGCCTATCGCAGGATACGCGATTATGAAGCGGATGGCGTCTATGGCGTCCCAGTTGGGCGTGCCGTTTACGGTCCAGTCGGGTGTCTGCGTCTGCAGTGTTACTTTAGCCCAAGCTGCCTTAGAGCCGATCAATGGTAGAATGTCAGTCTCGAAGTAACTAGCCCCTGAATAGAGCCTAACTTTCGCTGAGGCTAACGCATCTTGGGTCCCGGTCCAGTGATGCCAGAACACGACTTGTTTATAGCCGTCAGGTCCCCGCATTTTTATTGCTGAAAACGTTCTATGCAGCCATCTTTCTAGCACCGTACCGTACGCGTCGTTGCAGATGCTATAGGAGTCCGTGTACTTTTTTTGTCCATCCTCAATAACGTGGGTGCTGCTCAGAATCACCGGGTCACTGCCCGTCCAGTCGGTTGTGGTCTCCGTTAAGCCGTCGTCATTCGCATCGGATGGATATTGTTTTTCATTTGCTCCTTGACTGATTATCTTGTTTCTTATGCGATGGATGTCCTTGCGGTACTCGCTCGCCTCGATTTTCTCGGAGATGCTTACTTCTGAAGCTTTACTGTTCTTTGCAAAAAACTCGAACTTGCCATCATACGCTACACGAAAATCGTAGCCGATAACGCCAGCCAAGTCAGATGACTCTGCAACGTATTTGATTATGTCCCAGACAGGCGTGTTTTCATAGGCCAGCTTTGTAAAGGTTGTATCAGTGGCCTCGACCAGCTCAACGCCTGTGCCATCAAAATAGCGAACGTGGCTTAATCCAACGTAATAGTCAAGTAAGTCCTTGATGATCTCTTCGCCTTTTTTGTTCTCGTAAGTTTTGGTCACGGTTCTGCGGAAAAGCTTCTCTCCCCAGCAACGACCACTAACACGAATGTAGTTTTCGGTTGGAGTTGATTCGCACTTGACGCTTTCAACGCGGCAGGTAATCAACTGCGGAACAAACACGCCTCTGCCAATGTCGATGTGCCCGTCCACTCCAACAAGGATGGGCGTCGTTCCGCCGGGACCGTACTTGTTATCCCAATTCTGTAATAGAACTTCGAAACTGCTTACTTCCTTCGTGCAGCCCAGATGGACTTGAAGATCTACTATGTCGCCCTGAGGCGGCGCAACGGCGCCAAAAGCAATGGCACACTTTGGAATCTCTACAGACGTTTCATTCAACT